AACATCCTACCGTTTATATCAAAGTTCACAACAAAGTAGACTGAAGCAATCGCCCAGAGGATACAGACACCCCAGAAGATGAACTGTACGTCCTTGTCTGTCAACTCTCGCTCTACGAGGTCATAGTATATTGCTTTGATTTCAAACTGTATTCGCTTGATTAGTTTCTTGATTATAGCCATTGTGGTGCCTCTCGTTTTGTCCAGTTCATTTGTATCTCACTTCTTCTCACTTTGTAGTATGTACGGTAAGCCTCTACAGTGTCAATGCCTCTGCACTCATCGTACATGCACTGTGGTGGTGCTTCAAAAGGCAGCTCTGGTAGGTCCTGTGGAACTACTTTAAGATACCGCAACTTCTCTCGCTGCGTCTTGTGAACCCTGCCGTAGCGATAGGTGTACTCTGCAAACAGGGCCTGAAGATGGTCTAAGCCCCACTGATACGCAGCCTGAGACGACCTGAGCCACTTTGTGCTGGGGTGGTTAGCATGGGTCATCTTGTAGACAAAATGCGCTTGTGGAGTCTCTGAGAGCCTGTGTGCGGTACTGAGCATCTGTGCAGTCTCAAGTATCATCTTGACTACATGTTTATCGCATTGCGACTGTGCTGCAGCCTGTGGGTCCTTGTGTGTATAGAATAGATTCATTTGTTTACTCCTGCTTATGATTCATAACTGAAATAGATTCTTTTGTATTCCTCGCCTCCTTCTCTCATGATACTCTCAAGGTACTTCCTGTTTCTATCGCCTCTGTCGTATACATGAGGGTCCTCTGTCCTCTGGTAGTACCAGTCGTGTGCGTCACATAATATCTTGAACTCGATTAGTGTCAATAGCTTTTTCATTTATTCACCTTCTCCTGTCGTATTTATTTTTAATTCAGCATCGTCACCCCAACAAAAAACTTTTATCGAGTGTCCATCTTTGTCTTTGATCACGATGTCCCATGAGTCATGAGCTTGACCCTCTCCATCTTCTCCTGCTTTACATTTTTTAATACTGATTATGCTTGTGTCATGCATAAATAGATTAGTTGTTATTGACATCTTCTACTCCTCACAATTTGGTTTGATGTTTTTAAAGTCCGGCAGGCTACCTGTACAAACGTCGTGTCTGTACTGTTCAGCCTGTTTAATGTCGTGGTCTAGCTCGTCACTACTTACCCATGCGAAGGCACAGGTTAACGCAGCGGCTAGGATTATCTTCTGGTATGTGTTCATAGTTTACTCGATATACTCCTGTGGTGGTATTCCTGTCTCAAGAAAATCTCGTTCACTTGAAGTTAAGTCCGGCATAGCATCGACGATTAACATGCCTTCTACTTCCCAACTATATATTTCTGAACACGTCACGTCAATATCCATTGCGTTTAACTTGTTTGTTATTGGTGATACTTTGTGTATTAACATGCTATGCTACCTCCTCACCGTCTAACATTACAATGCCTTTGCGAGTGCATACGTCAGCACCCAAAGCCCGCAAACGACTCATGGTGGTACGTGTGGGCCATTGCATAAGGGTCTCTGTGTCTACCTGTACATCATCACCAAAGCGCCACACTCGTGCTATATGATGGCCGTGTAGGAATACAGACTGCATGCCGTTGTTGTGTGTAACTACTGTAGTGTTGCCGTTGCTCCAATTGTCACCGTTGGCAATCGCTCTGTTCATCTCTAGCTCTATTTTTCTCATGATGTTACTCCTCATCTGCTTGTAGTTCGTTCAGTACTTCAATAGCGTATTCTAACGCCTCGTATTCTGTGTCTATGCCGTAGCAAGTGAAGCAATGATAGTCAGCCCATACGCCTCCTACTGGACACTGAAAGTTGAATGTTGCGCTATTGTTCCATTCAATACGTAAATACTCACCGTTATGCTCTAGTTCCCAATGTGTCATATTGTGTTGCTCCTGTGTTATTAACTAATGTGCTTACAATAGCAGACTGTGTAGCCATTGCAAGCACTATTTTGATTATCTATAGGTAATGTGATTCTTGATAGACCACTTCTCGATTACTGGTTGCCCATACTCGTCCTCGTCCAGCACAATGTACGCAACGGTTTTCTTGACATTAGCATAGCGCCAGCCTGAATCCTCAAAGAAGGACGATACCCATACACGATGAGGATAGTCAACAACTGGTAACCAGCTATCGTCAGGCGTATTAGACTCGTAGTCGAATGATGTACCGTGTGGTTTACTCTTGAATGTACCAATGACTTCCTTGATTGAGCTAGGGTGCGCGTATGACATCTTGTATTTCCTCTGTTGCGTTGGTTGATGTAGTAACAATAGCAGACTGCACGACCATTGCAAGCGCCACGTGTAACTATTTTTTATGGTGATGAACAGACATAACAACTTGTGATGGTCTTGTGTTTATACTTGTGCTGTGCTAGGCCTCTAGAGGGTTCAACATAGGCTTACACACTTGTCAACCCCAGTTTCTCCCCATGCAAAACCCGTGCCAACCCCGGACATGGCACAGTTGTTGCTACCCATGCAAGACTCGTGCCAACTCTGGGGTCAACTAAAGTTGGCACAGATGTTGCAACACAAGAAAACACTTGACAACGTCACAAAAGGCTGCACAAGTTGGGGCCGGGGGAGGGGGTTGGCTTGTGTTGTTAATTGTAGTAGCCACTCAGGCACAAAATAGGTGAAAATTAGGAATATTACCCCGTGTATTAACGACAGTAACTACTTGTTTTGCCTTGTATTACTACAACTGACCACCCACAGCCATAAATAGCTTGACTTCTGTGAATACTTGTGTTATACTATAGTTGTATTTAGGGACAATTTGTGTTATGACAACTGAATCAAAGGTTGGGCCTCCAGAAATTAAAAAAAGGGGCCGTGGCAGACCCCGGAAGTCAGAAGTAGCTGCTGTAAAACCCGGTAACAAGGGTAAAGTAGGCAGACCCAAGGGTGACGCTGCTATTATAAACGAGTACAAAGCTCGTATGCTGGCTTCTCCTAAGTCAAGAAAGGTCCTAGAGACTATTTTTGATGCAGCTCTTGACCACGACCATAAGAATCAGGCTTCTGCATGGAAGCTAATTATGGACCGTATGTTGCCAGTAGGTGCATTTGAAAGAGAAGTTGCTGCCTCCGGTGGTAAAAGTGCCATACAGATTAACATCACTGGTGTTGGTACTGTAGATGTAAACGATGCAGCCCATAGTGGTGCTGCGGTCAGTGACGAAGCTTCCATAATTGAAGGAGAAGTAGTTGATGGTTCTTGAGTTTTTTACCTTAGACGAGTTCAACTGCCAAGTCACTGGTGAGAACAAGATGGAACCAGAGTTCCTACAGAAGCTTGACCGTTTACGTGCCGGGTGTGGGTTCCCGTTTGTCATCACGAGTGGCTATAGACACCCCATAGAACATCCTATTGAAGCATCCAAGGAAGTTCCGGGGACCCATGCCCAAGGCATTGCTGCAGACATCCAGATAATCAGTGCTTACCAGAGGCACGTCATTGTGTCTGAGGCTCTAAAGCTAGGCTTCACGGGTATAGGCATTGACAAAACATTTGTACATGTGGACACAAGAGGTACAACTCCTGTGATGTGGTTGTACTAAGACGTGGACCTAGACATCCAGTTACTGCCTTGGCAGCAAGAGGTCTGGGCTGACGACACTAGATTCAAGATAGTCGCAGCAGGTAGACGTACAGGTAAATCCAGACTTGCTGCTTGGCTGCTCATTGTGAACGCTCTGCAGACTGAACGTGGACAGGTGTTCTACGTAGCCCCTACACAGGGTCAGGCCAGAGACATCATGTGGCAGACCTTGTTGGAACTAGGCAACCCTGTGATTACAGGTAGCCACATTAATAATCTACAGATTAAGTTAGTCAACGGTGCAACCATTAGCCTCAAAGGTGCCGACAGGCCAGAGACTATGCGTGGTGTGTCACTGAAGTTCTTGGTGTTGGACGAGTACGCAGACATGAAGCCTGACGTATTTGAGCAGATACTTAGACCTGCTTTGGCTGACCAAAAGGGTTGTGCTATGTTCATAGGTACGCCTATGGGTCGCAACCACTTCTATGAACTCTACAAATATGCAGACTTAGGTGACGATGAAACTTATAAAGCTTGGCACTTTACTTCCTATGATAACCCAATACTGGACCCAAATGAAATTGACACTGCAAAGAAGTCTATGTCGAGCTATGCGTTTCGTCAAGAGTTTATGGCTTCGTTTGAAGCTCGTGGGTCAGAAATGTTTAAAGAGGACTGGGTAAAGTTTGACGAAGAAGGCGTTGACGAGGGTGACTACTACATAGCTATTGACTTAGCAGGTTTTGAAGAAGTCAACAAGAAGCGTACTAAAAATGCTAAACTTGACGAGACAGCAATAGCAGTAGTCAAAGTAAACCCCAATGGCTGGTACGTGGAAAACATCATCCACGGTCGTTGGACTTTAGACGAAACTGCAGCTAAAATCTTTCAGGCTGTCAGAGACTACAGACCAGTTAGCGTAGGTATTGAGAAGGGTATAGCGAAGCAGGCAGTAATGTCTCCCCTACTGGACCTACAGAAGCGTCACGGGACGTTCTTTAGAGTTGAAGAGTTGACCCACGGTAACAAGAAGAAGACTGACAGGGTGATGTGGGCGTTACAGGGCAGGTTTGAGAATGGCTTTGTGACACTCAGTAGAGGAGAGTGGAACACTAGGTTCTTGGACCAACTGTTTCAATTCCCAGACCCACTAACTCACGACGACTTGGTTGACGCTTTAGCTTACGTAGACCAACTAGCAAACGTAGCCTATGACTATGACTACGAAATTGACGACCATGAAATTTTAGACGTAGTATCAGGATACTAATATGAG